AACTGCCCAAAATACCACACCAATAATAAGAGCCATAACCAATGCTAATATTAGTGTGTTTACCATTGTAGTATCCTTCGTTAGATTAACATAGCGAAAGTCACCAGCCGAAGATATCGTCTTCTTCGTAAACTCGAGCACCTGGTGAATTCTTAATAGTAATGTTCTTCTGAACACGAGTAGGAGCAGGCTGAACGTAGACAGGTGCTACTGCTGCAGGAACTCGATAATAGCGAGGAGCATAAGGAGTATAATACACTGGTGGAGCATAATAGCCATACCCACCATAACCGTATCCGCCATAACCATAACCACCACCAGCGATGGCTCCACCAATCAGGCCACCCAATAGTCCAGCACCAAGGCCAATACCTAGTGCAGCACCACCGTATCCCCAGCCACCGCCATAACCGTATCCACCACCCCATCCACCATACCAAGCATTGGCAGGTGCGACAGAAGCTGTGGTGAGTGCAGTACTAAGAAGAGCAACTGCGATAATCTTTTTCATTTGTCTTACTCCAATTTTGAAGACGTTATATTTAGTCAGTATCATCATTATAACTTAACGTAAGAACAAAGTAAAGTCTTTTTTAATCTAAGATAGGATAATCATCGTCATTATGAATACACCAAACAAGACCAGGGGCAGGTGTTTCTACAATCTTTGGTATTCTAAATGTAGATACTCCATTACCACCATATGTGACACCTATAAGAGAATACAATCGAGTATAATTTTCAATAAGTAGTTCTCTACCATCGCAAGGAATCATACCTTCGACTGGTCTCTTAAAAGATAAAAGAATAATTTCTCCAAGCATATCTTTCCTCTTAAATAATTGGAGGTCCGTCCCAGAATTGAACTGGGTTCTCAAGGATTTGCAGTCCCGTGCCTTACCGTCCGACCCACGAACCAAGAAAAAAGGCGGCCATTAAGACCGCCCTTGTATTAGAGGCCAGCGGCCAATGCTCGATAACCAGCAGCAATCAGTGTACGGCTTGGCTTACCTGCACGATACTTACCAACAGTTTCACCTTTGGAGTTCTTACGCTCATTAAGATAGATAGCATAACCCATACGACGGATCTGATAAACAGCATCATGAGGATTAGCAATACCATAGCGTGAAGTAATCTGAGCAGCAGTCAATTGCTCACCACGCTCAACAAGTGCCTCAAACAACTTCTCAACCTTAGTTACAGTAGTAGTCATTGTATATTTTTCTCCATTACATAATATCGACCAAACGGCCATCATTGTCAACTGCACGGATTCTCGCATTAGGAAAATTCCATCTCAGTTGTTGCATCGCCTGTCTATACAACAGGGATTGATTAGGAGTAATAGTATATGTTCTCCAGTTACCAGTCTCATCCATAAGCTGAATCTGAACATTATCCATTTGAACCTCCTGAATAGTATACGGTGGAATATATTCCATTACGTACGATCCATTTTAACTGCTTCTTGAATTAAAGTCAATAACTCTTTTTCGTCTTTACAGAGGATCTTAGCAGTCGCCCAATCCTCATTCTTATCTTGACCACCGATCTCGACCATAAAACCATTGTCATAGATATTTATAGTGAAAGAGTCGTTTACTTTTACCATCTTATCGGCAATCTTCATTATTTATCTCCTCGATAATGTTCCAACTGTCTTTAGATCGTCTTTTGGTGATAATAACTGATATCCACCTTTATTATAAAGGGGCATAGCACGAGATGCTTTTTCTAAGACTGCATCTTGCACATGTTTAGGCTCTTTATGTAAGTTAGTCATAATATCAGTCTTAGCTGTAGATCCAGCAATAAACTCTTTATTGTCATACTCTTTGGTTGACCTATCAACTTTTAGACTATTAGTATACCTCTGTTTCCAGGATTTGTCAACTTCTTTTTTTGATTTTATCTGAGAAAGATGTAGACCCTTGGAAATCAGCCACTTATCGTGGGCTGTGAGTATATCTTTATTCTTTTTCTTTCGTTTACTTTTACCTACATCGTTGAAATATACTGGTAAAAGATGCATAGACATGGTCACCCCCAATCCTCATTTCATTATAACCTATAATGATTAAGAAGTAAAGCACAAAATGGGGTGTAGGAACATTAAATTTTGTTAATGTTCTGAAAAGCATCCTTTAGTGTTTCAACAAGAGGATCATAATGCTCTTTTTTATAATGTGCTGCATATCTATGATTCTCGAAGTCCAACTCTTTGAGCATCATATATCTGGTATCTATAATTCTTTCGAGTAACTCAACTATCTTTTCTGCTTCAGACGATGTCTTTGTCATCTATTGTATCCCTTTTATTCTCGACAAGGATATAACGAGCCTCTTTGGACAACTCCATATGAGCCTCAAGAATATTACGAACATCTTGAATCATCTCAACAACGCCACGAATAGTATTATGAACAGCCTTATCATTATGACCTTCTTCAAGATCAATAAGAGCAGCATCAAGGTTCATGTCTGCAGAATACTCAACTTGCCATTTGTATTGCTCGCCAGTCTTAGGATCGACTTCAGCCCTAAGATCTGGATTAGGGAACAGAATATTTCTAATCTGTTCGAGCTTTTCTTCTGCAGGTGTAGTAGGTTTTCTTTCAACAGTCCATAATCCAAACATAATATATTTTCCTTTTTCAAGTTTTTTCGGGCTACTTTATATAAATAAGAATAACAAGGAGACAAATATGTTTAATGAATCCAAGTATACTCAATGGTATTTATTGATAGTGAATAACGCCAAAAAAGAGAATCGCCAAAAACATTCAAGATATTTAGAAGATCACCACATAACGCCAAAATGTATGGGTGGATCTGACGATCGTGATAATATGATACTCCTTACATTAAGAGAACATTTTATTTGTCATTTGTTACTACCAAAAATGGTCAATAATGAAAACCACAAAACCAGACTACTTTTTGCTTTAAGTTATTTCAAAAAGTGTTTTACTTCTCATATGTATGAACAATACAGAATCAAACACTCTCAGGCTATGTCATCAATGGTATGGATAAATGACGGTAACAAAAGCAAAAGAATACACCCAGAAGAGATGGATCTACATTTAGAATGGAACATAGGTAGGCTATATCACCCAAGAAGCAAAAAAATGTCTCAAGAAGCAAAAGACCGTATAAGCAAAGCAAACACTGGTAGATTAATGGGATCTACTAATCATGCAGCGAGAACTATCATTTTTCAAGGAGAGACTTATTCAACCTTATTAGAAGCAATAGAAAAAACTGGTCTTAGTAAGTATCTCCTAAAGAAAAACGGTGCTCTCTTTATCTAGGCTTTTTCGACCTACCCATATTATACTTTGCCTCAAGCAACCAATCATTCTTTTCTTTATGATTGATAATCTTGATCTGGCTCATTGAAGCAACAGGCTCTTCAATAACAGTGGGTTCAACCACTTTCAATAAACCCCAATCAGACAGGAGACCGACAACTTTATTACGGCGACCCTTATCCTCATCGGAGAAGTTAGATGGCTTACCATCGAGAGCGAACATTTCCTTGAAATGAACGATGTAGTATCTGCCCTGCTTATGTAGAATATGACAGGATTGATACAGTTTCTTTTCTTTACGAGAGGCAACTCCAATACGAGTCAGAGTTTCTTTGATCTTCAGAAAGTCTTCTTCTTCAGCTATCCTTACCTCCACCAGCGTGTCGAGCAATGCATTCATGAGACTCCACCTTTTTCTTGTTTTTGCTTAATATATTCAATTTGCTCCGCTGAGAGGATTTTAATAGCCTCTTTTGCACGCAGCCGATTATATTTATAATAAGCAGAAACTAAGGAGATTAGAGCCTGTTCTCGTTCTCTTTCCTTCTTTTCCTCTTTTGATTCTGGTTTGGTATACCGAGAGCCTTTTCGAAGAGCTCCAAATAGATAATCATAATGCATCTGGTCTGTGATATCATAGTTGATATTCATCTCGTTTGCATACTTGACAGAATCCCAATGGGTTGACAATATATTGTTGATTCTCCATTTGGAATAATCACTATCAAGATCTACCTTGGATGTCTTTTTGTTGATGGAGTTTTCAAATCTCCAATCATATCTTTTCTTTTCTGCTTTCTGCTCTACCTTTGGCTCTACCCTTTCCTGCATCGTTACATCGAGAAACTTACTCATTACTTGAACTCACATGTTGCCATAACATCGACCAAGAATGCGAGGAAGTTAATCTCAGGATTTGCAGCGAATGCATTTTGATATTGATATTTTGCGAGAAGCAATACTAACTCAGGAGCGGTCTGTGGAGTCATAATCTCAGAAGAAATCTCATAGAACTGATTGAACAGAGCATAAGCATCTGAGTCCATATTATTCTTAACCCACTTACGACATTCTGTATAATTGCTGTCCTTCATGAATCCAACAAGTTCTTTGATAGTGGCTTCTGTCATATTAGCCAGAATACCAGAATCAATCTTACCTGTAGACGAATATCTCTGAAGTTCGTTTAGAACTCGTCTCCAATCAGGGAAGTGCTTATTAATAACTTCAGCTACAACCTTCTGATCAAATTGGATATTCTCTTTGTCAAGAATAACTGTAACACGCTTAAAGAACTGAGAAGCAAGTTTAGCTGTCGCCTTCTTGCTAATCTTAAAGTCAATTACTGAGCATCGAGAGTGTAAAGGGTCGATGATACGGTTCTTGAAGTTGCATGTAAGTATGAAGCCACAGTTTCTGGAGAACTCTTCCATGAAATTACGAAGAGCGGGTTGAGTAGAATTGGCATTAAGATAGTCCGCTTCATCCAGGATGACATATTTTCTTCCACCCGAAAGTGATACGGATGACGCGAAGTTGAGAATTTCGTTGCGTAACGTGTCAATATTACCATTCATAGATCCATTAATGACGATATAATCACAACCAAGTTGTTCAAGCATGGCTCTGGCTACGGTCGTCTTTCCTACGCCAGCTGTTCCAGATAGAATCAGATTAGGGATATTGCCCTGCTCTACAAACTTTTGAAAAGTTTCTTTTAGATCACATGGTAGAATAGTTTCTTCAATAGTCTTAGGGCGATATTTCTCTACCCAGAGATATTCTTCATTCATTATGCATTCTCCATTGCTTTGAGCTCTGATTCAATCTTTAACATCTTAATACCAAAGAATTTATCACCTTTGAATCTTTCCCAACAATGAATGCATTGGTTTCTTACTTGCTCCTTATTCTTTCTCTTTGAACAAGATTCTACATAAAATTCATGTTTATACTTTACTTTTTTACAAGTATTACATTCTTTAGTTGCAACTTCTTCTCCAAACAAAGTTGCTATAACAAGACCACTTGGAAGTTGTCTTTTCATCACATTCTCCATCATAATATAGAAAAGAAAGGAGGAGATTAACTCCTCCTCTATCAGAACTGAGAGTTAGACTCAACAGCAATAAAGTACTCGACTTCAGTATCTACACCAACGAAATGCGAGATTCCGCGAGCAGATATAGTTACCTCATAAGTTCCTGGGATAATCTTAATGTTTTCAGCCTTAAACACAGCCTTAAACACCTTATCAGTCTGACCGATACCTACTGACCAATCATTGCTGGTTGGATTCTTAGAATCAGTTGCAACCAATGAAACTTCCTTACCATCACCAACTACAGCAATCTCAGGAAGCTGAAGAACACCTGCAGCCTTTTCAACTGCAATTAGATCTTCATTCTTAAGAGTGAAAGTAGCATCAACTGAAGGCAAAGAGATCTCTTTCTCTGGAGCCTTAGTAACGGTGCTCTCGTCAGCATAAGTGAAGTGGCTCTTACGGTTATCTTCAGTAATAGCAACAGACTTATCAGAGAACTTCAACTCTGGATCGCGGAAAGTCGAGAGGAGAGCAATGAACTGATCAAGATTATATACGGCAAAACGCTGACCGAACTTTGTAGGAACAGTTGCCTTGGCCATAATAGTCTTAGTCGGGGAGATAGTCTTCAGAACATTACCCTCCTGAACGACGATCGAAGGGTTGATCTTCGAGAAATTCTTCAGGACATTCACAGTATTTGTATCAATCTTCATAATATAACTTCCTTTCTTCACTTACGTTTCGCTGCTACTTTTTTAACTTTGTTAGTCGAATGAAACTTCTTATCTTGGTTTTTCTTATTACCTAATGCTCCAGGATCAGCTGTAGCCGATGCTCCGATAGAAGCAAGATCAGCTAATGAACCACCAAAGATATAAGTGCCAACATGTTGCATCTTCATCCATGGACAGAACCAAGTCTTAAGTTCGATCTCTTGAGCTTTCTGACAGAACCAATAATCCTCTGAAAGATAACGGTTGGACTTCTCACAAACCTCAGCCTGGAAGAACATTAGAATCTTACGAGAACCATCGAAGTGTTCAGTACGAACATGATCAGGAGTATACAGATAACGATCCTTGTAAGAATCATAGAACTTCTGCATAGCCTTCTTAGATACCATCATGAAGCCAGTACCAATCTCAAGAACCTCTACTGGTTGATTAAGAGGGATAGACGTCTGTCCACCTTTAGGATTAAACACATAATCACCGACAAAGTTCTCAAGGATATTAGGATCCTTATCTGCGATACCCTTATCTACTGCCAGCTTAATCTTTTCCCAAGAGATACATTTCTTAGGATAAGGACCACCGATAATATCATACTTCTCATCTTGAGCTTGAAGAGCCATCATAGCAATAATGTCATGAGGATTAAAGCCAATGTCCGAGTCGATAAACATCAGATGCTCTGCCTCTGAACGCATGAACTCATCGCAGCAATAGTTACGTGCACG